TTTTATGAAACAGCAACTGTTACTGTTCCTATTACTCCGGTTCCAGCCGATCCTGCACACGCAGAGACATTTGCTAGAGTTATTTTAATAACTCCATTCACTTGGTACAACGCTCCAGTCTCTAAACCAACGTCGTTACCAGCTTGAAGATCGGTAAGAGTTATATCTGTTCCTCTTATGCCACCTGGGTTCTGAGCTTGCGCTAAAAAATACTCCAAGGTTCGTATTAAATCCGTCATGTATCTTACGTCTACTTGACCCGCTGGTGTGGGAAGTCGAGGGAAAGGAGATACATTTGTTGCCATTATCTTCTACCGTCTTGACGCAATTGGATTCTCGGAGAACCAAGTCTCCATCTAACTCCAAGTGCCGTTGATCCTATTTTAAAAGCAAAAGACCTACCCCTCAATCGAATGTCTGCTTTAGTTGTAAACTGTTCAAAAGGCACAGTGGTTGTGGATATAGCAGAAGAAGCGACAGTCTCTGACTCTGCTTGTCCATACGAACTACCAGGGTAATCCTGCATACTCAATGTCATAGCTACACTCGGAGCGTTGCCAGTTGAACCTTGGAAAGTTATGTCAGGGATGATCTTGCTTATAAACACAAACCGTTCCCCTTCGCCAATGTCTATAGGACTAGCCTCAATAGAAGAAGTCATTGCAGAACCGTCGTCATCATATCCAACTTCGTGGTCATATAGATAACCACCTTGCGCCGCTATAGGAAATTGAAACGTACCTCTGTCTATAAACGCGGTTCTAGCTAGAGTGCCGTAGTACCAAACCGATTCCGCATAGTTATAAGTAACGTAAAGATTGTTCTGACCATCCCCATCATTAGCTAAAGAGTTGCTGTCGGAGCAGTAGTACCATGTTACTTCTGAAAACTCTGCGTTGTGAGCGGCGTACACTTTGTCCTTTTGACCGTAATCAAAATCAAAAAATACTTTCTCTTTGACCATACAAGGGAGCTGTTTCGTTCCACCTTCGTAGAGATAAAAAGAATCCTGCCCCATCCAGAATACGGCGTCCTCAACTGCAACAGCAGCGTTAGGTCCCATGATTGTTATCCCAGTGGACAAAGGTTGAATACCAAACGAGAACGGTGCGCCCAAGTATTGCATAGAATGCAACGTGCTATCTGTAAAGATTACGATCTCTCGTTTCGTCTCTATTGCTGCCATAAAGGTTGATCCGCTACCTATTCTTAGATCTCCCGCTGAATTAGTTGGTGTTGGAGACCAGTCTGTCAAGGACTCTGAGCTAGAGAACCGTATCAGCAAAGGATCTTGGACTGCGGTGCCAATAGTATTTGTCCCAAAAGCTATTACATGTCTCGAGTTGTCCGAAACCATTACTTGTTTTGCTACAGTAGGAGCATTATTGGCTCCAGATACATTAACTAAATCGATTGCCCTAGCAGACGTGCCTCCAGTTTTGTCCCAATAATAAATCGCTCCGTCTCTTAAATTAAGTAACAGATCTTCTCCGAAGTTGTCCTCGTTCCAAAGAGATAATTGAGCTGTAACGCCTACAGCAAAAGCCGTGCTCCAACCACCACGACTCCAGGTTCCTGCTCCCCAACCCGTGCCACCAACTTGAGTATCTAACCCACAGTCTATTTGATACTTTGCAACCGTACTTCCTCCGCCGTTTCCAGTATCGCTAGAGTTTCCAGTAGCAGAAATATTAATTGTAAAAGTATCAGAGCTTGGAACGGTGATTATTTCAAATTCTTTGTTGAGTACTGTGGCTGTAACATTGCCTCCTAGACTAGCCGCGCTACTAAATGTAACAAAGTCCCCAGCATTAACGCCATGTGCGTTGTCTGTTACAGTGGCTACGGTAAAACCATCCCCCACAGAAAAAGTTGCTTCTCCAGTAGTGGTCTGTCTGAGGGGAGTAATATCATCGAAGTCAGTACCGTCCAAGATATAGTACTTAACATTGGTTCCAACGCCTAAGAACTTGGTGCCGTTTAATGCCGTCCAAGGAAATAAACTTCTAGCAGAACCTAGGTAAGTGTTAGAGTTTCTTTTTGTCCAACCGCCTATCTTCTCAGGAAAACCTAATCTGAACCGAACCTTGTCACTATTAATCCAGCCGCCCTCATTTGTAAAAGCGGTTACGTCTCGATTGACACCAGGCTTATATCGTAATGTTGTTAGGGGCATTGATTATCTCCGTCAAATTATCCTTGTAGGATGATAACATTTTCTACAACAAAGTTAACCCTTTATCAAAAACCTACCTTTACTTTTATGAACTAGGGTGTTTAGCTTTAATTTTTGCTACTTCCGCCTGCCAAGCTTCCAAGCCATTCTCAGTGATATACTCAAGTTGACTTATCGGATCTCCATATGCGTCTCTTCTTGCTTGCATCCAAGCAGGGAGAACATCTCTTACAGCATCCTCACCAGCAACCTCTTCTGGAGGCTCAACATAGTCGTCCTGAACTACTGATCCAGTTTGATCAGCCGCTATCCAATCAGGGTTTGCAACACCAGTTTTTGGAGCAAATGTTTTAACCCTTTTTTCAAATTGTGCCTTCGTGTCTGTTGCTAGTACTGCAACATTAGCCCAAGCACCGTCAGCAAAGGTCACGACTGCGTTGCCGTCTGTTACTTCTGTTATCGTATAATCCATATTTATATTTCCTTTTTACCAGTTACCTATCGGACAACGTGCAGATTTAATTTTCGTTTTGAGTTTCATAAAGCACATACATTTCTTGCATTGTTTTATAGAACTTCTAAACCACGCACATTCTTGACATATAGCATACCGCTCTTCTGGGTACAGTCTATAGTTTATTGTTACAACCTCCTCCGTTGCTTCCATTATGTATACGCACCCGATATCGTTCCAGAGTTTGTACCAATGATTGTGTAAGCTGATACTCCTGAGAATGTGATAGCTCGCCCAGCCGCACCACCAGTAGCGCCACCAGCTCCGTTTGAGTTATTTCCGTTAGCCCCTGTCGCGCCATTTGAACCAGCCGATGCGAAGGAAGCGCCGCCATTACCACCAGTACCACCAGTTCCTGCACTAGTTCCGCCACTAGAACCAGAAGCTCCGTTGGATTTTGCTTGATTGTATCCAAGTCCGTTTCCAAAAGCTCCACCAGCTCCACCACTTGTGACATTCAGATTACCACACCAGTATATATTCCCTGGATTTCCCTCATTCGAACACCCGTTACAACAACATGAACAGGACACACTATATATATAGCCGCTTGAGCAGCTGTTACATTGCTGCTGACCATTGTTAGAAATGTACTGACCTTGCCCTCCAGTGCCTCCAGCACCGCCAGCTCCAGCACCACCAGAAATGGTTGAGCCTGAAGCCATGTTGATTGTAATGCCAGTGCTTTGAATAGTCATAGCTGTACCACCAGCTTCCCCTGATGAGTTTCCGCCTTCTCCTTGGATGGCACCCTCGTGTTCGATGATTAGTGTGCCGCCCATAGAAGCTGGGGCTGTTATGATCCCCATAGTAGTTCCAGAAGCTATATTATAAGTTTTAGGTGTTCCTGATGCCCAACTATCCGCAACAGCATTGTTAAATAAAGTTTGCAGATTAGCACTTGAAGCAGCAGATGCGTCTAAAGTAACCCCCCTTGATGCGTATGCTCCGAATCCGTTTACGTTATATCCAAACCCTGTCATCGTTTACTCCTTATGAATCGTTCTTAGTGTCCGTGGTAAAGAACAATTTTATACCCATTAAACGTGCCGCGCCTGTTTGAGAATCCGCAGACACATCTCTTAAAACTCTAAAGAAAGTGTAACAATCCGCAGCTGCGCTTGCAATAGTAACCGCACCACTTACGTTGGCTACATCTAAATCGTTTGATGTCCCACTATGTGCTTTAGCTGCTGCGACTACCGCTGTTCCAAAAGAAGTATTTAAATCAGCATTGTCTCCTCTAGATAGTCCCGCTAAACCCCAGGCTACTGTACCAGTGTTTGTTCCTGTTACAGTGAAAAACGCTTGAAAAGTAACGGTGCCTTTGTTCCAAGACTTAGGAAAGATAACAGAGAACTGAGCATGATCGTCAGCATTTGCCGCAAAATCTAACACAGATAATTCTGGGCCGTTATCTAATTCTACTTGTGTTAAGACTGAGGATCCGCCTGTTGTTTCTGGATACATCGCCGCCGCAGGAACATATATTGTTTCTAGGCCCGCGATTTTAACAGCCGCTGTATTATTCGTCATAGCACCACTGACATCCATAGTACCGTTTATATCAAACGCTGTGGC